CTATATGTGATGATGAAATAATCATCACAGGTAATGTTCACGACAGTCCGGAACTTATACCGGAACTTATAAAGGAAAAATGAAGATGAATTTTGAAGAAGCTTTTTTATACTGCAGGACGGTGATTGTTTATGATACTCACCTGTGAGGATTGCAAGCACTGTAAAAGGTGTTTAGAGAGCGACAGAAAATACATATGTACAAGCTTTCAGAGATTAGCGATAACAGGTAAAATGCTGAAAGTTCAGAAGATAAAGGCAAAGATGTATACAGAGGAGGAGAAAAATGTCCAAATGTGATACTTGCATACACAAAAAAAGCTGCATAGACGGTGCTAACTTTGAAAATGCTCAGAAGTGTACAAGATACACCAAAGAGCTGACCGCAAAGGAGTATCTTAATCAGGCATACAAGCTTGACCGCAAGGCTGATATGATTCTTCAGAAAGCTGACGCTATGCGTAAAAGTCTTTACGGCAGAGGTCAGAGCTATGAAAGCGGTGGACATAGCGATAGCAGTGACAGCATAGCAAAGTCTGTTGCAAAAGTTGTGGACTATGAACGCAAGGCTGATGAAGTGATTGATAAGCTTATTGATAAGCGTATTGAAATAGAAAACTTGATAAAACTTGTTCCTGACCCTGTTCAGAGAGAAGTCCTTGAAAGACGATACCTTCTTTATCAGAGCTGGGACGGTTTTTATGATAAGATATCAGGGCAGTACGTGAAGGGAATATGTGAAAATATGGGATACTCTCGTACTCAGGTTTTCCGACAGCATAGAGAAGGAATAAAAGCTTTTGAAAAAATATGGCACTAAATGGCATTGAATGGCACTAAATAATGTGCTATACTGTTATCATAGAAAAAGCAACGGGAGATAAAACTGCTTTTCCGCACCGTTGAACCTCTCCGGTGCGTTTTGACTTCCGTAAAAGTGCTAAATCCATTTTTGTTGACATAATAGATTCCTCGGCAGATACCGTCCAAAATTATTTGGGCGGTATTTGTTTTATCAAGTGAAACGGAGGTGACAACCTTGAATGACGAAAATTTAATTCCACTAAATAAGCGTACAAAGAGTGAACAAAGAGCTATACAGTCCAAAGGCGGTAAGGCTTCAGGGCTGTCCCGAAGCTTTGTCAGTGCTTTAAAAAAGCGTCTGAAAGATAATCCTGAAACAATGGAAAATATTATCGATTCACTCGTTGAGCAGGCTGAGAACGGCGATATAAAGGCTGTTGAGTGCCTCATTGACCTGAACGGCGAGTCCGTTCAGAGAGAAGCTCTGAAGTTGAAAGCAAAAGAGCTAAAGTTAAAACAAAAAGCATTGCAGAAAGGCTCTCCTGAACTTGAAAGGGAAGAGCCTTTGCTATACAAGGCATTGGAGAGTGAGGACTCTTGACATTCGCTAAATTATCAGCCAAACAGAAAGCTGTTTTCAAATGGTGCTATAACAGCGATTATAAAGCCCTTATATGCGACGGAGCAGTGCGTTCAGGTAAAACTATATGTATGATTACATCGTTTATCCTGTGGGCAATGCGACGCTTTAACGGGGCAACCTTTGGTATATGCGGAAAGTCTGTCGGTTCGGCAGAAAGAAACATCATTATGCCTTTACAGACGATAGTTGACATCACGAAAAGCTTCAAAATGACTTATACCCGTTCTATTCATCTTCTGACAATTGAGGGTATGGGAAAAGTAAATTATTTTTACGTTTTCGGCGGTAAAGATGAATCGTCTTATATGCTGATTCAGGGTATAACGCTTTCAGGTGTTTTCCTTGATGAAGTCGCTCTGATGCCGAAATCTTTCGTGAATCAGGCTATTACAAGAACTTTGAGCGTTGAAAATTCTCTTTACTGGTTCAACTGCAATCCGGATAGCTCTGAACATTGGTTCTTCAAGGAGTGGATTCAGAAAGCCAAAGAACGCAACGCTCTGCACCTTCACTTCCTGATGTCAGACAATCCGACGCTTTCGCAGAAACAGCTTGATGAAGCAGAACGGCAGTTCTCTGGTGTGTTCCACGACAGATATATAAAAGGTTTATGGGTACTTGCAGAAGGTCTTGTATATTCTATGTTTGACAAAAACAGACATATTCTTGACGATTACAAGCCTACTCCTGACGCTTTTTATTATATCTCCTGCGACTATGGCACTCTGAATCCTTGTTCAATGGGATTGTGGGCATCAGAAAGAGGCAAAGCTGTTCGTATTAAAGAATTTTATTATGACGGCAGAAATAAAGGCGTTCAGAAAACCGATGAGGAGTATTACAGGGAGCTTGAAAAGCTTGCTGATGGATATAATGTCCAATTCGTAATCGTTGACCCGTCTGCGTCAAGCTTCATCACGACTATAAAGGCACATAAGAAGTTCAGAGTCCACAAGGCTGATAATGAGGTTCTTGACGGTATCAGAAGAACCTCAACTCTGATTGAAAATAATCAGATTTTCATATGCAAGTGCTGTAAAGATATCATCAGAGAATTTTCTCTTTACTGCTGGGACAGTGAAAAGCCTCACGAAAAGGATACTGTTATCAAAGAAAATGACCACGCTATGGACGATATGCGTTATTTCGTTAATAGCGTTATGCTTAGAACATTAAAAGAAAATGCAAGAAGGGAGGAGGGATATAGTTTTGATTAGTGCAGATATGGTTTCATCGGCTCTTAGAGTACCGGTGATAAGTAGTCCTGAAATGGCAACTGCTGTGACAGAATGGGACGAGCTTTATAAAAATTCGGCGAACTGGAATGACAAAAGAATCATAAGCTTATGCCTTGCGTCTGCTGTTTCAAGAGAGTTTTCAAGACTTGTACTTGCTGAAAGCGATATATCAGTGGATAATGACAAGTATCTTTCAAAGCAGTTTGAGAAGTTGAAGTCTGAACTGCCAATAATCGCTGAAAAGTGTTGTGCATTAGGCGGAATTATCGTAAAACCGTATGTGTCAAATGGTAATATATATCTTGATACAATCACTCCTGACTGCTTTTTTCCCGTCGATTTCTCCGAAAATATGATTACATCGGCGGTTTTTCCGGAACAGCTTGTTATCGGTAAGAATTGCTATACAAGACTTGAATTTCATCGTTTCGACTCTGAAAAGCACCGATACATCATTGAAAATCGATGTTACAGGAGTGGTGACAGAAGTTCTCTCGGCTCTCCCTGCCCTTTTTCAGAAGTCGTGCAATGGGCGGATATGAAAGAACATACGGTGCTTGAAAACGTTGAGAAACCGCTGTTTACATACTTTAAGACACCTTTATCAAATAATATTGATTCTGAAAGTCCTCTCGGAATATCTATATACGACAATGCAATTGACTTGATTCATCAGGCTGATGCTCAATGGGAGCGTATTCTGTGGGAATTTGAATCCTCTGAACGTGCGATAGATGCAACAGAGGATATTTTCCGATATAATCAGAACGGAAAACCAATTCTTCCTAAAGGCAGGGAAAGAATGTTCAGGACGTACGACATTCAGACAACTGAAAAGCCTTTTATAGAAACGTTCTCGCCTGAAATTCGTGATGTTTCGCTGTTTAATGGTCTTAACAGGATTTTTCAGCGTATTGAGTTCAATTGCGGTCTTGCTTATGGTACTTTATCCGATTTGTCAACGGTAGAAAAGACTGCTGAAGAACTTAAAACATCAAAGCAGAGAAGTTACACAACTGTTTCAGCAATTCAGAAAAGCTTTGAAAGTTCTCTTGAACATATCGTTTATATTTATAACTTCTATGCAAGATATTTCAGGCTGTCTGTTTCCGATGCGGTTCTGATATGCACTTGGGGCGACTCCGTTCTTGAAGATACTGAAAAGGAATTTCAACGCCGTTTACAGATGGTAACAGCCGGACTTCTCACGAAAGAAAAGTTCATTGCTTGGTACTTTCATTGTGACGAAAAGAAAGCTACTGAATACATTCCACAGTCTGATGCACTGTTCGGAGGTATGTAATGCTTACTCCTGATTACTATGAGTCCTGCGTTGATGATATTTTAAATCTTTATGCACAGCTTGAAGATGATATTATATCCGATGTTATCCGCCGTATGATGAAAACAGGTTTTGTTACTGAATCGGCTAAACATCAGGCGGAAATGCTCCAGAACGCAGGCTTGCTTTATGATGATATTCTTGCTGAAATCTCAAAATACACTGATGCAAGTTCTGCACAGGTAAAGGCTCTTTTTGAAGATGCAGGAGTCAGGACCGTAAACTTTGACAATCAGATTTACAGAGATGTCGGACTCGTTCCCGTTGACATTCGTCAGTCGCCTGCTATGCGTCAGACTCTTGAAGCAGGGTATCGGAAAACGCTCGGCAATATGCGAAATTTAACGCTTACTACTGCAAATATGGGGCAAACGACTTACTATAACGCTTGCAATCAGGCTTATATGAAGGTTATTTCAGGTGCTTTCAGCTATCAGGAGGCTATCAAAAAAGCTGTTCAGAAAACCGCTCAGGACGGTGCGTTTGTGTTGTATCCGTCAGGTCACAGAGATAGGGTTGATGTTGCTGTAAGGCGTTCTGTTCTCACAGGTGTGGGGCAGACTTGCAGAGAAATAGGCTTAATGAACGCAGAAGAAAACGATTGTGACCTTATGGAGCTTTCCGCCCACTTCGGTGCAAGACCTACTCACGCTGAATGGCAGGGGCAAATCGTTTCACTTTCAGGAAGAAAAGGTTACTTGTCTTTATCTGATATAGGCTACGGCACTGGTGACGGTTTCGGAGGTTGGAACTGTCGTCACGACTGGTTTCCTTACTTCGAGGGATACTCACGCAGAAACTACACTGACAGCTACTTAAAGAGCCTTAACGAGAAGAACATTGAGTATAACGGTGAGAAGTACTCTCAATACGAAATATCACAGATTCAGCGAAAGTATGAACGTGAAATTCGTTCTGCTAAACGTGAAAAAGTTGCGTTTGATACTGCTGTTAAAGGAACTTCTGACTCTGAATTAAAATCTGTTATGAAGTCCGGTTCTGATTATGCTAATCAGCAAATCAAAGAGAAACAGGCACAAATGCGTGACTTCATTCAGCAGACCGGAAATAAAAGAGATTATTTCAGAGAACAGAATTATGGCAAGGTTATTTATACGAAAAATAGCGGAAATCCCTTGACTTTTGGCTCAAATAATGGTAAAATAAAATCAGCCAATAAACTTGGTATAAAGGAAATTCAAGGTGAACATTCAAGAGAGTATGACCTGAAAGCTACAAATCCAAAGTTCATAACAGGTGACGAAAAATACAAAAACAACTGTCAGAAATGTGTCTGCACTTATGAAGCCAGAAGAAGAGGTTATGACGTTACTGCTAATCCAACTTCACCTAATAGTAATGAAAATATTACAACAATGGATTTGAATAAAGGTTTACCGTCTGCTTTCAAAAACACTAATGTAATGAATATCACCGGATTTACAGGAAAATCAGTAAGAAAAAATATTGAAAATAAAATGTCAGAATGGGGCAATGGTTCAAGAGCGATTGTTGGAGTACATTGGAAAAGTGACGGAATGGGTCATGTATTTATTGCAGAACAGTTTAATGGCAAAACTTTGTTCATAGACCCTCAATCAAATCAATCTGATGTGTCCTACTATTTTAAAGGCATTAAAACATCATTAAAAGAAAATGATTATACATACTTTTTCAGAATTGATAATCTTGAATTTACTGATAAAATTAAAAAATGTTTTACTGAGGTGAAGAAAAAATGATTAGTTTAGAGAAAGCGTGTGAAATGTCATTAAATCATACCCTTTTCAAAAATCCTGGAATACTTAAAATAAAAGAAAATAAAGAAATTTGGATTATATATTTTTATAATAAAGATAATCCAAATGAAACTTACTATGGAAATATTCCTGTTTCGATAAACAAGAAAACAGGAGAATTGAATGCTTATCCTACACAATTTCATTTTGATGAAATTAGAAAAGCAAAAAAAGTTAAAATCCCTAAAGCATATCATTAGGAGGTTCAATATGATTTATGAAAGACAATATTTCGATGAAGAAAATCCAAGAATAAATTCTGAAAATCATTCATCAAATGAATTTAACCGTTGTATGAATGAGATTACAAAGCTTCTTGTAAGTTATAATATGAATTTTGAGGAAACCTGTGCTGTCTTAGATATGATTAAGGAAAAGCTTGATGTTGGACAAATTCCTGTCAAGACCATATTAGATTACTGTTAAAACGCTCTTAAAAGGGCGTTTTAATTATGCTTAAAAATTATTTAAGGAGATAAAAAATGTATACGCCAAATTATAACAGTGCTTTGTTTATACTTGATACAGCGGTCAGCTTTGAGGTTGACTATTCAGCATATGTCAGTGGAATACTTTGCAGAAAGCACTATGGACAGACACGAAAATACCGCAGATAAAGGCTTATAGCCTTATTTTTATACCATGAAAGGAGTTGACATAATGACAGAGCAGGAAATATATGTCAGAAGAATTATGCTTGAAAAACTGGAGGAAATGTCTAAAATTAAATTTGATGACTGTGCAAATTTTAATGAATATCCCGCAATTTGCAAAGCTATGAATGAAATTGCTAAAACAATTCTTGGCATTACTTAACTTTTCAAAAATACACGTTTTTTGAGACCTTATGGTCTTATTTTTATACCCATTTTTAAATTTAAGGAGGAAATTGCAATGGCAGAAGATGTAAAAACAACTGATAATCAGGCAGACGGAACAGCTCCCAAACCTGCTCCGGCTCCTGAACCAACAGCAAAAACCTATTCAGAGGAGGAGTACAAAGCTCTTGAAACTCAGCTTGAAAATCTCAAACAGTCCACAAAGGACAATGAGGATTTCAAAAAGAAGTTTGAGGAGTCTGAACAGGCTCGAAAAGACTTTGAATACAAGACAAAAGTCGGCACTTTCGTTAAGTCCCTCGGTCTGACAGACGATATTTACGAAAAATATGTTACAGATATTATCGTTGAAAAAGGCTTGAAGTTTGAGGGTGAGAAGCTTATCGGCGGTGACGATGTTGTTTCGGTATTCAAAGAAAAATATCCGAATGCTTTTAAGTCTGCTGATACCAGCGACTTCACAAGACCGACCGGAAATTCAGGCGGTAATGGCTTATCCGGTGTGGAGCAGGCTTTTTACAGCATAAATCCAAATCTTAAACCTTAAAGGAGGTATTTTTAATGGCACACGTTTCACAGGAAAGATATTCATCTCTCGTTGACGTAAAACTCCGCAATACCCTTGTTACAAGGGATAACATCATCTTCAACAATCGTTATGAGGGCGACCCTAAAGCAGGCAAAGTAAAAGTTCCTGTAAGAGATACAGAAGTTGAAGTTAAGGCTTACAACAAGCAGACAGGTGCAACCATTTCTCAGGGTTCAACATCTTATTTCGACCTTGACATTGATGTTGATGAGGCTGTAAATGAAATGATTGACGGTTTCGATGCCGCAACAGTTCCGGACGGAATCGTTGCTGAACGTCTTGACAGTGCAGGTTATTCTCTTGGTCTTTCAATGGATACAAAGTCAATCAGAAAGCTTGAAGAAACATCAGGAATTACCGTTGCCACAACAAAGACTGCTTGTACAAGCTCTAATGCTTATTCACAGGTACTTGCCGCAAAACGTACACAGTCAAGACTTGGTGTTCCTAATGACGGTAAACGCTGGCTTATTGCTTCTCCTGAATTTATGGAAGTTCTTATGCAAGACGACCATTTCATCAGACAGGGCGACCTTTCACAGGAGCTTATAATCAATGGCGTTGTGGGCAGAATTGCAGGATACAACGTTTTTGAAAGCAATAACACAATGTATGAAGATACTGAACTTGTTTCAAACAAGAAAACTTCAACAGAATTTATCTGCGGTCACCCTAACTGGTGTCACAGAGTTCAGGAATGGTCCGTTCCTGTCGGCATTAAAAACCTTACAAACAACTTCATCGGTTCTTCTGCGGTTCAGGGACGTAAGGTCTATGGCATTGGTATTTCCAAACCGCAGACCGTCTACGTCAAGAGAACTGAGGCGGCTACATCTTGAGTTACGCTGACTTCAAGTACTATCAGGACGACTTCAAAGGTACTTTAATCAAAGATGAGGACGCTTTCCGCACTATTGCGGAGCGTTCCTCTGAATTTATCGATACTGTGACTTTTGACAGGCTTGCTGATGAAGCGTTGCTGAACCGTTTCAAAGAAAAGATTCAGAAGTGTTGCTGTGCTTTATCTGAACTTTTTTTCAGGAGATGTTCCGCTGATAAACTTCTGGACGCTGAAAATGCAGTAGAAACTTCTGAAACTATCGGGGCATACTCCGTTCACTTTGCAAATCCTTATGACTATGTGAAAGAAATTTCTTTGTCTGATTCAGATTTCAGGAAAATTCTCAGGAGTACAGCGTTGCAGTATCTTGGTAATACTGGTCTTATGTTTCGGGGTGTTGAGTGATGTTCACAAATACTGATGTTATCACTGTCTTTCATAAGGGCATTGACTCTGCAAAAAAGCTTCCTGCGTGGGAAAAACATACTTTTCCTAATGTTTACTGGGAAAACTGTTCCGCACAGGATAATTCCAAAATTTCAAGGTCAATGACCGAAGATAATATAGTTCTCTGTATCATTCCTGAAAAATCAATCAGCGATTTCATTCCCTGTAAAGATGACTTAATCGCTAAAGGTAACTGCGAAAACATTTCAAATCCTGAAAAAATTCCGCATTTAACAATTATGGCAGTCAAAGATTTCCGATACGGTTCAAAACGTGTACATCACATCGAGGTGAATGCTAAATGAAAATCAAGTCATATCAGCTTAAACTTGGTAGCATTAACAAGTCTACTCCGAATAAAATCCACAAGGCTCAGAGCTACATCGACAGCGAAATTATAAGACGTTCCGACCCTCTTGTACCTTTTGATACCGGTATGCTTAAAAAATCGGGCATTACAGGTACAAAAATCGGTTCAGGAGTCATTGAGTATACTGCACCATATGCAAAAAGACAGTATTTCAAGGGACGTGCAACGGGGCAAAGAGGGCGTTTATGGTGTCGCAGAATGTGGACTTCTGATAAACCTGAAATTCTTGAAAATGCTCAAAAAATCATCAATGGTGGCAAAAAATGAATATAATCGAAAGCATCAGAAACTACTTTGTAGAGTGTCCGCTTTTACAGGACGGCTGTTTGCTGAACGTCGATAGACTCGGAGATACCGAAATTGAGTATACCATTGACGGTGCTATGACTTCTCCGATACTTAAAAAATACGCTGACGGTTCATCGCTCAGACAGTTTAATTTTGTTTTTGCAAGCCGTGAAAAATACGGTTCAGATACTTTGCAGAATATCGCAAATTCGGGATTTTATGAAGATTTTGCAGACTGGATTGAAACTCAGTCAGATTCAGGAAATCTCCCTGAACTTGACGAATATCGCATTCCACAATATTTAGAAGTGCTGTCGGGCGGTTACGTTTTTGACACAACCGACAGCACTGCAAGATACCAAATACAGCTAAAATTTGTCTACTATCAAGACAGGAGGTACAATAATGGGTAAAAATTTACTTCACACAAATCTTGTTCAGAGAACAGGAAAGCTTGCTTTTTATCAGGCAAGAGGCATTGCAAACAGAATGGAAGGCTTTACAGACTTAGGTTATTCCAAAAATCCAAAAGAATACAACCGTCAGTACGTTGATGAGGACTTTGAACGCAGTAACGTTGTAGGTTATTCTCCTTCAGTTTCCTATGCTTTTGACCGCTATACAGGAAATGCCGTTCTTGACGACATTGTAAGAATCACAGAAGATGAACTTATCGGCTCAAAGGCAGTTGTGACTATAATTACTGTTGATATGTCAACTTCTCAGACAACCGGCGGTCAGGGTACTGCAAAAGCAAAAAGCAGAGAATATGCCGTAATTCCTGACTCTTTCGGCGATTCAACTGATTGTTTGACTTTTTCAGGAAACTTTAAGTCCTGTGGTGCATCAAAGGACTGCGTTGTATCTACTACAAACGACTGGCAGACTTTAAAAAGCATACTTTATGACGTTGAAAAATCCGCAACAGCAACCGTTTCTGTTACCGGTGACGGTATGCAGAGTGCAATCGAAGTCAGCGGACAGTACACATCTGCATCAGGCAACGCCACAAAAGAAACTGCTGTAACAATCAACGTTACCCCTGATTTCAACGATGCTTACATTCTGATTATGAAGGACAAGGACATTGTTGCGAACGGTTCGGGAAGCTTAAACTACACTATAAATTCACTTTCAGAAGGTCCAAACCCTTACAGCATTGTGGTGACCTGTGCAAACGATAAACACAAGTATGACATAACAATAACAGGTGTGTAAGAGAGGTCTGAAAAATGGAAGAAAAAAATCTTTACATATGGGACATAAACGACATTGAACTTGAACTCGATATGGAAGATGCCGACACTGCGGAGCGTTACAGCTCCGCACTCGGTATTCTCAAAGAGGCTGATGAAATCAAAAACACTGATGTTGATTATGTTTCTTCAATCCGTCAGTATTGTGCGATTTTTCGCAAATTTTATGACTTTCTTTTCGGTGACGGCACTTCTGCGAAAATTTTTGCAGACATCAAAGACAATACAAGAAAATATGATGAAGTTTATGAATCTTTCCTCGATTTCATCAGGATTCAGCGTATTGAAGCCGATAATCGTGTAAGTCGTATGATTCAGCGTTACTCTCCGAAAAGGGCGAAAAAATGATAAATCTGCTGTTTGAAAAGCTCCCTGATACTTTGTCAATATCAGGGAGTTGCTATAAAATTGCCACAGATTTTCGTGACTGGATTGCGTTCTTTGATATGCTTTCAGATACCGAAATTACAAATAAGCAAAAAATTATACTTGCTTTGCAATGGTTTACTGATGAAATTCCGTCTGATATTGTTGGTGCTTACAATGCTTTGATTGATTTTGCATCTTGTGAAGGCATACACTTCAAGACGGAAAGCGAAAACAGCAAAAAATCCACTGAAGCTCCGTCGCTTTCGTGGCTTTATGATTCTGCTTATGTTCTCGGTGCATTTCGTCAGGTTTACGGCATTGACCTTATCCGTGTGGAGTATATGCACTGGTGGGAATTTTCTGCACTTTTTGAGGCTTTGCCCGAAGATACGATGATAAAAAAGCGTATCGCATACAGGCAGGTAAAAATCTCCGAAATAAAGGATAAAAACGAACGCAAAAGAATCGCTAAAATCAAGCGTTCCGTTGCGTTTCCTCGTCCTCCGATGTCTGCACAGCAGACTGCAAATGCTTTTGACTTTTAGGTGGTGATTCACTTTGTACGATGATACGCTGAAAATTTTTGCCGGAATCGATACCGACGGTGTAAAGTCCGGTATGAAAGACGTAAAATCCCTCGTTGATAAGGGTATGAGTGCCGTAAAATCCGTAACTTCCGCAGGAGCGTCCGCAATCTCAGGAGTCACAAAAGCTGTAACTGCATCGATTGCCGCCGCAGGTTCAGGTGTTGCCGCTTTTGGTGCTTATGCTGTAACAGCAGGCAAAACTTTTGAAAAAAGTATGTCCAATGTAATGGCGACTATGGGTATCACCAAAGATACCATTCAGGACGGGCAAAACTCTTATGAGTTACTTTCTGCAACCGCAAAGAAAATGGGCGAAACTACGAAATTTTCAGCAAGTGAAGCAGGTGACGCCTTAAATTATCTCGCTCTTGCAGGCTATGACGCAAAGAAAGCGTGTGAAGCTTTACCAGCTGTCCTCAATCTCGCACAGGCTGGCGATATGGACTTGGCACGAACTTCTGACCTTGCAACTGATGCGATGTCCGCACTCGGAATTGAAGCCACAAATGAAAATCTGACGCATTTCGGTGATGTTCTTGCCAAAACTGCAAGCAGTTCAAATACTTCCGTTGCACAGCTCGGTGAGGCTATGCTTGTATGCGGAGGTCAGACAAGGCTTGCAGGTATGAGTCTTGAACAGACTGCGACTGTACTTGGCATTCTTGCCGATAACGGCATAAAGAGTGCAGAAGGCGGTACTGCTCTGCGAAATCTTCTCAAAAATATCTATACTCCGACTTCTCAGGCATCTAAAGCAATGGAAGCTCTTGGAATACAGACTTCTGATGCAGACGGTAATCTGCGTGATGTTCAGGACATTCTTCTTGATACTATGTCAGCTCTTGAAAAGCTTAGTGAAGCAGATAAAATGACGGCTATGGGTGATATTTTTGACGTAAGAACTATTGCCGCCGCTTCTGCCGCACTCAATAACAGCTCTGAAAGATATGATGAACTTTACACCAAAATTATGGACTGTAACGGAGCTATGGAGCAGATGGCTGAAACTCAGAACGATAACCTTGAAGGCGATATTTATGGTTTAAAATCGGCATTTGAAGCTGTGGGCAACTCTGTTTATGAGGGTATGACGCTTTCGCTCAGAAAGTCCGTTCAGCTCGGCACAACCTATCTCAGACAGCTTAATGACGCTTTCAAGAAAAACGGTTTTGACGGTCTTGCGGAGGCTCTTGGCGATAAACTCGGTGACGCTGTAACGAAAATTTCTGCCAAAATCCCTGATTTTATCAATATCGGCTCTGATATCATCAAGTCATTTATGACCGGAATTTCAAACAACTCCAAAATCCTTGCAAAGTCTGCTTCTGAAATTATTTCAAGCCTTGCAAACGGTATTCTTGACCTTTTCCCGATGTTTATATCGGTCGGCGGTCAGCTTGTATCCGATTTCGCTGACGGTATAACTGAAAAACTTCCTGTTCTTGCTGAAAAAGCTCTAAATATCGCTGAATGGCTTTATAACGGTTTAATCGAAAATCTTCCAAAAGCTATTGATACAGCTCTTGAATTTATCGAAAAATTTGGCGATAAACTTTCGGAAAATTCTGATAAAATTGTTTCAGTGGGCATTGAAATAATGAAAATTTTTGCAGACGGCATTAAAAAGGGTATTCCAAAAGTCATAAAGACCGCTAAACAGGTAATAAAAGATTTCGCAAACGCTCTTGAAAAAGAAGTTCCTGTTTTGAAACCTTTTGCAAAGGTCCTAAAATTTGTTGCCGATAATTTTGAAATGCTTGCAAGCGTTGCTGTTGGCGTGTGGACAGCTTTCAAAGGTTACACAATAATTTCAAAGGTTTCAAAGGCTGTTTCACTTCTTGGCGATGCCGTGAAAATTGCAGGGCTTGCGATGACTGCCCACCCTCTCGGACTTGCTCTGATGGGCATTGCCGGAATTGCAACGGCTCTGGTTTCGCTCGATGCAATGGCAGGCGATTATGAAACCAATCTTGACAAAGCTATCAAAAAAGAACAGGAATATATCAATAAAATCGACGAACGTCAGAAAAATTATCAGGATTTAAGAGAAACCGCTCAGAATACTGCTGATAAAAACTTCGCTCCTGTTGACCGTGTTTCCGAACTTGCGAAAGAACTCGATAACCTTGCGGACGCTTCGGGACGTGTCCGTGATGAGGATGTTGAACGTGTAAACACTATTCTTAAAACTATGAATGACGTTCTCGGAACGGATTACACGCTTGTTGACAATCAGATTCAGAAATACGACGAACTGAAAAATTCTATCGATGATGTTATAGCAAAAAAGCACGCAGAAATTCTTCTTGACGCAAACGCTGAACCGTATGAAGAAGCTGTTAAATCCTATAAATCCGTTGACAGCGAACGTTCCGACAAGGCAAAAGAATTAAGTCAGCAGAAAAGCATTATCGATTCTCTTGCGGAAGATATAGGATATTCTCTGAATAATGTTAACGATATTTACAAAATTGCAACCGGAGATTTAGATGAGGTTTATAACGAATATCTTTCCCTCGTAAATTCGGGAAAAGTCAATGCTGATGTTTATGATTTTGATGCGTGGATTGCACAGATAGATTACATTCAGAAGCAGGCTGATATGTATAATGCACTTGAAGAAGCTTATAAAAAGCTTGACAGCGAAGCAGATACATATTATAAAGTAATTGAAAATTACGAGTCTGCCCTCGGTGAATTTGAAAGCGGAAACAGTGAAAAAGCCGTTGAAATCCTTGAAGGCAGGTCTAAGAATCTGATAAATGCAGGAAACAGCATTGAAGCAAGTTCCGCAGAATATGCCATAAAAATGGAAAATGCCCGAAAAACTGTTGAAGATGCACAGATTACATATAATACACACGCTGAAAAGCTCCGAAACAACGTTGAGGGATATACAAATTCTATCATAAAAGATGATAAAAATACTCTTGCTGAAAGCCGTGTCGCATACTATGAAATGGCTATAAAAGCCGAAAAATCAGGAAGTACTGATTTTCTGAACGCAATGAGCGAAAGCGAAAAAATCGGCTTTGAAAATTACAGCCTTGTTAAAAAAATGGAGAAAGTCTATGAAGACGACAAGACTCAGCTTGCAAAACTTAAAGAAAAATATGCCGACACAAATAGCGAGGTTATAAAATCCGGCATTGAAGACCTTGAAAGTAAAATTTATAACGAGCAAAGTTCCCTCAACGACATTTATATGCGTTCCGGTATCAGTACGGCAGAAGCTTTCGGAGAAGGATTCACATCTGAAGACCGAATTTCAAGTTATGTTTCAAGCTTTGCAGGCCACATAAACAACGATATGGACAGCCAGAAAGAAATTGTTTACAGAAATGCAAAAGAAATAGGACTTTACACCGGTGCAGGACTTTCTGACGGCTTAAACGAATCGATAGAAAATGTCACAAATACTTGTCAGAACGCTGTAAATGCCGTAACTTCAAGCTTTCAGAAACTTTTTGAAATTCACTCACCGTCAAGGCTTATGCGTGATGAAGTCGGAAAATGGATACTTCCCGGCATTGCTGTGGGCATCGATGATACTGTAAGTGATACGGCAATCTCTATGAACGACAGCATAGACAGCCTTATGACGCAGATAGACATACCAACAGCCGACAAAATAGTCACCGGATTTCAGGATATTCTATCAAATATCGGAATAAACGCCGTTCCGCAGTACTCTGATGTCTATGTTCAGGCACAGAAAAGTACACAAAGTAAGGAACCTGAAAAGGCTGAAATTGTACAAAATAACAGTCAAAGCGTTCCGAAAGTCAATATTTTTATCGGCGATGAAGAAATCAAAAATTTTGTGGTTTCGACTCTTAACGAGGCGAACGCAATTTCAGGAGGTGCAAGCTTTTGAGAATGCTAAATTTTTATGGCGGCGGTATTCAGTTTCCTTGCGACCATGTCACAAAGCTTGATATTTCGTTCTTTTCGATACAAAATAAATTCACTTTTGAGAACGGTTCAACAGCTGTTTATCCTGTAAAAAATCATAAAGCAAGGGTTTCATTTGCTGTTGAAGTTCAGGGGGATTATGACGATGTCAAAAATCTTTCAAATCTTATGAAGATTATTAATCAGCCTGTTTTCGGGTGCGATTTCAGATACCCCGAATCCGACTGGATTCCAAACGGTGACGGAAATAAGACATATAGTGATGTTGCAAATATATCTGCCCGCATTACTTCTGATATTTCAGTTCAGAAAGTTATGTCAAAAAATGCGATAAAAGGCGGTTTATACATCGTTTCAGCTACTATTGAGGAGGTGTAAATGTTTGGTCATTGAAGAACACGCAAGACTTGAAATTCTTCTTCCGAGTGAATCAAGCTGGCGAATCATTAATGAAAATGACATCATAAACAATTCGCTTTCGGTTTCGTCAAAGTGTATGGACGACAG